CTGTATCTGATTGCCCAATCATCAGGAATCGTAAGATGTTTTGCCTTGAATTGATTATGTAAAAGAGTTGGTGATATGTCATTGCGTTTTGCAATACCTTGCATCAACTGGTCAACAGAATCATATGTGATGACACTAAGAGTTTTCAACCCATCTTCTAATTCAGTGACAGCGTTTGTGATTAGACCAACTGACTCTTTCATGTTCTTAGGTTTCTTACCTTTCTTTTTCATATCAATCGCAATCGCAGCCTGTTGTGCAGGGTTTGCTGCTTCATTCATTCTCTTAGTCTTCTTTTTCATCGCATTGATATATTTTCTGTAGACTGCTGCCTCAGAGGTTTTACCCATCTCTCTCGCCCTTTGTTCCATAGCAACAGCCGCTTGAATTTTATGAGCATGAGATCTAGAAGAATTCCTGATTTTTGAGACAGACGCTTTTGCTTTAGCAACGTCCTTGAAACCAAGTCCATGAATAGTTCCTTTAGGATCTTCATCAGTATATAAGTCAGAGTGTTTTTTAGATTTTGCTGGTTGTCCCTTTTTACGAGGTATGCGAGGATTTGAAGCTTCAGTCATCGCCTTTTCTAAATCATCTGCTTGTTTTGCATGTGTTTTAGAACCCTTTCTTAGTTTTCCTACTAATTTTTTTACGAATGGTTTGTCGTTACCATCTAATTTTTCATAAACTACCGATTCACCCATTCCACCACCGCCATTGCCACCACCATTACCACCAGCACTACCGTTACCATTTCCAGCGCCATTCCCGCCGTTCCCATTTCCGTTAGAACTTCCGTTACCATTTTTCTTTGTTTCGCTATCATCATCCTTTGTATCTCTTGCAAGATAACCACGAGCTCCTATGCGATACCCACGAGGTATCTTCTTACATTTCTTATCGGTGAAACAGTAATATTTGCCTGGCGGACACTTCTTAGCCATGAATGAATCGTATCTTCAAGTATATTTATATTTTTATTACAGTCTTAGATAATTTAAAAACTGTAGATGCTGTCGATGTTGGAGTCACACGAAGTCTTAAATTACCACCACTAATATCAGCATCAAATATTGCAAGTATTTCACCTGTGCGAATTGTCCCATATTCACTTAAAAATGCATTAGTACCATCATGAATTACATTAATTGTTGTCATGTGATATTGAGTTCCTCTAGTTACTTGAACTTGGAAAGTTGCAGATCGATTGACTGTCGCAGAAACACTTGCAACTGTATCTGCACTTGTGGCTGTAGTTGTTAGAGTATCGCTTGAGAGTGTGACAATGCCTGGATCTCCAAGGTCTACACCAGATGATGCAGTGATAATACCAGTTGCAAGAATATCATTTTGATCTAAAGATGTGATAGTTCCAGCAACAGATAAGTTACCGCTAATAATTGCATCAACAGCGTTGACATTAGTTACGGTGATATTTGGAGAACCTGTTAGACCTTGAGCACTCGCTGCAGTTCCACTTGATGTTATAAAACCAGCACCGTTAGTTATTGCATTATTGTTCAGAGATATATCTGATGATCCATCAAAACTTACCCCTGCAATAGTTCTTGCGGTTGCTAGTTTTGTTGCAGTTGCAGCATTACCTGTGGTTGATCCAGATGTGCCAGAAACATTACCAGTTACGTTACCTGTAAGATTTCCTATGAATGTCGTTGCGGTTGTAGTTCCAGATACGTTGACATTTTGTAGGAAAGTTGCATTTGTATTAGTTCTTATATTATCTGTAACTGCAATACCAGTCAGCGCTGATCCATCAATCGCTGGTAGTGTAGATGGAAATCTTGCATCTGGTATTGTGCCAGATGATAGATTACTTGCACTTAAAGAATTAATAATTGAAGATGTAACAAATGCAGCACCGTTGGTGAGTTGGTTGTTATTGGTTGGTATCGTAGGTGTATTTGAAAAATTATTATAGTCTAAGTAATATGATGCAGCTTGACTGTTTAACTGAGTTGCATTTGAAGCAGTTCCCGTAACATTTCCCGTTAAGTTTCCAACAAATGTTGTTGATGTTGTGACACCAGTAAAGAATCCGTCACCATCTTTGCTTAATGTGACACCAGTTCCAACAACTAAACCAGATCTTGCAGTCACTAGACCAACTGAATCAATATTAGTTACATCTTCATAGGTTAAAGTTCCAGCAATTGACACGTTACCACTAAATGTTCCAGTAGATGCAATGATTGATCCAACTGTGATGTTTGGTGTTCCTGTTAATCCAGCAGATGTTCCAGTTGTGTTTTGATTACCAGCAGAGTTGACGCCAGGCAAATCTATATTTGCAGATCCATTAAATGATACTCCACCAATAGTTCTTGCATTTTCAAGTATCGTTGCACTTCCAGCGTTGCCAGTTGTATCTTGATTAAGTGTTGGAATTCGTGCAGCATCAATTGTTCCAGAAGAGATATTAGATGCATTGATTGATGTTATATTTGCACCACCACCAATAAAGTTTGTTGCAGTGGTTGTACCAGAAACATTTACATTTTGTAGAAAGGTTGCGTTTGTATTAGTTCTAATATTATCTGTAGATCCAACGCTAATTCCAGTGAGTGCAGATCCATCGATAGCTGGTAATGCACCAGTCAATTGACCAGCTGGTAAGTTTGTTAGATTTGCACCAGATCCATCAGAAAGTAATAGTGTTCCCGCTGAGTTTGGTAATACAACTGTAGGATTACCAGAAAACTGTGCGTGTGGTGGTGCTTGTAATCTGAGATAATGTGCATTACTCGACTCACAATAAAAATCTAATCTTGCTGGTGTTCCGTCAGTGCTTTTTAATTGAAGACGATTAGTGAATTGAGAATTACCTGATGATGTGATATCTCCTGTTAAGTCTCCTGTGACATCTCCTGTAAGATTACCTGTAACGTTACCTGTAAGTGGCCCTGATAAAGCTGTCGCAGTAAGTGTTCCTCTTACTGTCCCTCCTGAAGGTGTATCAACTACATTTGAGTTTACCTGAATTGCATTTCCCATGTAACCATGAGAAGAACACTGATAATGTAAAACTGTTGGAGTTGTATCTGTAACTTCTAAATCAACGTAACCAGATCCTACAGTAACTCCTGTTGTGTATTGAGTCGTTTTCCCAGCATCATAATAAAATCTAAACGGATGACTACCAGCCACTGATCCAGAAAAACGATATGTTCTACCAGGCGTAAGTGTTAAGAATGGAGATTCTACATTGTCTAAAACATAACCATTAGAACTTCCAGTTCCATAGTATCGATGTGCTGCTGTTTTAGTAGCGACTGCAACTGTAATTGTTGTGGTTGATCCATATGGAGCAATCAGATGACTATATCCTGATAACTGTGCAACAGTTGTAATACCAGATGCATTGATCTGATTAAATACTGATGTTCCTGTTGTGCTGATGCCAGCAATATCACCACTGCCACTACCACTGGCATCTGCACCTACAAACTTTCCAGTCGATGATTCATACTTTAGAAACTTACCATCTACCTTTGCACTATCTTCATCAACATCATCAAGTTTCAAGAGATTAACTTCACCAGATCCTGGCCCATGTGAGAGAACCTTATATAAAATATCCCTTACTTGTTTGATTTCTGCCTTGAGATTATCTACACTCGTCTCATCTGAATTTTCAATCTCTTCTTTTAAATTTGTTTCTTCAATAAATTTAATTGCCTGAGCAACAGTATCACTTATCTCTGGTGTTTTGATTGGTTCTGGTTTGATGATATCAACAACTTCAAATGATGGATTATCATCAGCGTCTTCTATCTCTAATGTTGATACATCAAAGTCTTCAGGCACACCCACAGTGACAGCTGGCTCTGTGATATCCTTAACTTCTTTTGGTTTTTCAAGTGTATCTATTATTGAATCTAGTTGTTCAATTAATTTTTCCTCTTTCTTTTTTTGTTTCTTTATATTTACTTTCGCTTCCTTGATTCCAGTGACGACAGACGAAGTTAAGACATCAAGATTGATGTCTGCCTCTTTGAGAAGATTATCAAACTCCTCTTTCTTCTCCTTCTTGGCCTTTCCGAGAAGACTAAAAAATTCTGTGAGTTCTGGAGATTTCATTTATCATCTTTATTTTGATTCTTGATTAATTTTGATAACTCCGCTGTTGAACCCACGAATAGTGCATTTGTCACATTAGTAGGGCCTTTATTTGGATCTTGTTCAAGATCCTTCATTTTCTGTTGCAAGTCAATGAGTTTGTCTGTTGTATCTGCGACTGCTTTGATTGTAGTTGCAGCGACTTCATATGCTCTTGCAGAATCTGATTCTTGTGCTAATTCTAATATACCATTCACTGCTTCTTGTCCCTTCTCAACTAATGAGTATAAATTTGCACGACTATACTCATAATCCTTTTCAGAATCATTTTGATCACTCTTTTTAAGTTGATTCTTTCGAGGTTCAATCTTATCGTTTTCAACGACCTCTGTATCAACGTTAAGTGCTTCCTCGATTGAATCAAAATTTTTCATAATTCTCCTAGATGTCTATACCTTGAGATGGACTAGATGTTTTACCATCAGCAAAGAATGATGTCATTTCATCAAATCCAAAGTCATCACCAAACTCAATAGCTGCATTATCGACTGCACTAAGAACGCCGATCTTAGCGTTATGTTCGTGTTTAGCAGCGATTGTATTATCGTGACCACGGAACACGGTTACGTTTTGACCACTGATACTTCTAATAAGCATGATTTCAGTATCAATAATAATTCGATCATTCGCACTTAAGTCAGTGGTTGCACTAACCTTAAAGGTTGTAACCTTATCAGAGATTGCACCATCAACAACTGTTGCCTGATCGTCATCATAATTTTTCTTCGCAGTTGGTGTTGCGCTATATCGAATATTACGTTTTGCAGTTTTGAAGTTTTCACTAGCATAGTAATCAACATCAACTTTCTTGATAAGACCCTCTGGATTATCTGCAACTGGCCCGAATAGATATGTTTTTGCAGTGAAAGATAATGTATAAATTATAGTTCTACGACTTTCAAAACCTCCCTCATATTGATCACTGTAATTAATACTTTCTAAAACTATTGGAATATCTTTCTTCTCACCGATTGAACTAATTAAATTTACTGTAATATTGAATGAAGGTTGAAAGTAAGGAACTATTTGTTCTAATATCTGTAATGCATCATCACTCAATTTAGCCATGATACTAAGTTCAAATCCCACGTTATAAGGAACAGGCATATAAACCTTTTTTGCATTAGTTCCATTTTTTGTAAGAAATGTTTGTGCGATTCCAGTCTTACGAGTTGGATCATATTGTAATCCTTGCATTTCAAAGGATAATCTTGGAAGAGTTATTGCTGTCTCTCTGTCTAAATCTGGTTGTTGTTGAATTCTTGCCAAAAATTTCTGCATCGGCCCATAAGCTAACGGCACTTTCAAGACACTAAAATTTGTCCCACTCGCATCCTTATGTCGAATGTTAATATTATTAAAGAGAGTTCCGAAACCGATAACCGTCTTTCTTAATATTTCATGATAGAAGTAAGTCCCTAACATATCACTATTTTTTAACTATTTAGAATGTCCCGAAAGGATTGCCCTCAGAGAAGTCCAGAATTGCATCAGCCTCAGTCTCAAAGTCTGCATTATCATTGTATTGATCTGCCTTATATTGTGAGTTTGGATAGTCATTTGGTGTGTCATAATCTATAGATTGAATTACATATTCTGCACCAGATTCTAAACCTTTAATCTTCTCGCCAACTTGGAATTGCATTGCAGTAAGCATACTGACATCAAGAGTTCTAGACCCTGCATCCCATACTTTAACTCTTGCAGTTTCAGCAGAACTTGAGGAAACTTGAACTGTCTCGTTGAAGATATAATCACCATCTCCGATAGTTGTTGCAGCACCAATTGTAATTGTTGGTGCAATGGTATATCCAGCACCAGCATTACTAATTCTAATTGATCTAATTGTTCCACCAACCATAACTGCTTCAGCAGTCGCATCTGTTCCTCCCGATGGTGCGGTAGTAATTGCAACATTTGGTGTCGTGGTGTAACCTGATCCACCAGATGTAATTGTAACGATACCTACAGAACCTAGAGAAGTGATGCCAGCGGTTGCTATACCAGCGCCTGGCACGGTTACAGTAGGTATTCCAATATATCCACCGCCAGGATTAATTAAAAGAATTCTATCAATAGATTTTGCAGTTCCGATACCAGATCTTGATGTCATAATTGCAACAGC